TCTCCGACTCAGTAATACTTTTGTCAGTTGTTCCTCTGCCGCGCGCACGTTGTTTGCCCCGACCTCGTATGGCCCAGGGTTCTTATCACTTATGTTCCGTAAGTGGGTGACATCAAGATACTCCTGTAGCTTGTCAGGCCCCATTTCTGCTAGTCTAGCTTTTACGTCTGGTGTAAGACCTATATATCGCTCTTTAAAAGTTAGTGCTGAGTTTGCGGCCACCTCTTGCTCTGTTGGTGAAAGATTTGGGGGTCATTGGCTTGCCGTCTTAGACCTTCATCTGCTTGCTGGAACACTTGCTCTGGTGTACGTTTAGCAACTTGTGGTGTGGGTACGTTATCTGCACCGCCTTTAAACTTGTTAATTAGTCTTCCTACTGTAGAAGTTACTGGCTTTGTAGCCGCTGTTCCTAGTCCTGCGGTAACACCCTCAAATAGACCTAACGCACCAGTTATATTGCGCTGTGTTCTTGGTGATTGCTCAGCAATCTTTTCAGCGACTGGTTCAAATACTTTCTCTACGCCTGACTGTACTGCTCGTTCTTCTGACTCCTTCATAAACGGTGTGACAACTCCTTGTGCTGCTCTGAAAGCTAGGTCACCACCTGCACCTAGTACGTTCCCTGCGAATTGTGCCCCTGTTTCTATCGGGGTTTGTTTTCCTTGCTCTGAAGCTAAGAAACTTTGTCCGATGTTAGAGTATCGTTGCTTCAAGTCAGAACCAGCTCCTTTAAAGGCTGAACTTACGTCTTCTCCAGCATCAGAAAATCTACCGCCCTGTGGTTGATTAGGTGTCTCTTTAAAAGCCAGTGCCATTCCTTGCTGTTTAGACAGTCCACGTGCTTTTGCATTTAGTAGGATGTCTCTTTGTTCTATAGTTAGTGCCATATTTAGAATGTATCGTTATCTAGTGAATTTACTGTAGATTGTGCTGGGTCACCCCAGATGTTGTCCACTTCCATCATCGTTTCTTCGTCTGCACCATAATAGAACCTTGCCTGTTCAGGTGTAATCCCCACTTCTTCAACTGACCTGTCTAAATTATCCTCAATTTCCGATAGAGTGTTCAGGAACTCAGCCTCTGTAGTAGTTTTTCGCAGTCTTGTCGCTGCTCCACTAAGAATTTCAATGTCTTTATCTGTTAGTACACCTGACATTAAGTTAAGGTTGTCTAGTGTCATTGTATTAGTCAATTGGTCGTATAGAGCGTCAAATCCTTGGCCTTGACCTGATAAGAAGTTGTATAGCTGACCAGCGGCACCCCCTTCAAATCCAATTATGCGCGAGCCTATAGAGCCAACGGATAAGTTAAATCCTGCGTGTCCTCTTATCTGCCCTACTAAATCTTTAAGGCGTAGGGCGGACTCTACATCTTTTTGTTTTGCTGCCGCTTCTTCTGTTAGTGAACCAGCGTCCACCATAGTTTTAAGTTCAGCGTCAAGAGCGTCTTTTTGTTGTTCGTAATTAAACTTACGTTCTGCAAGGTCTATGGAAGCGTAGTTAGCAGCAATAGACGACCTACTCTGTGCGATACTCGCCCGTTGTTGCTCTCTATCCAAGGCTCCCACAAACTGTCCACCAAGTGCACTTGCGTCTGCTAGGGTTTTAGACTTCATCATTTCCGATACGATGTCAGGTGGTGCTCCGTCTAGTTGTGCCTGTAGTGCCAGGTTTTGTACGGCTTGCATCTGTTCTTTTTCGGCTTGAACACGGTTAGTACGGTCAGTTAGGGCTGTTTCAAACTCACGCTGTTCTGCTTTATTATATAAGTCTTTGTTGTCCTCGTAGGTAATTTTAGCAGCGTCGATTTGATTCTGTTCCTGTTCAAACATTGCGTTAGCCTTTCGGTCTGCTAGGGCTGAGGCGCTATTGAACCTTCCTTGAGCTGCGAGTTGCACAATAGCCATGTCCGCTTGCTTTGAATACGATTCGCGGTTTATGTTGTTCACTTGTGACTGGGTTGTGCCCTTAAGGTTTCCTTGACCTTGTAAGGCTTCCACTGAGCGTCTTCGGCCTAGTTGTTCGGTGCGTAGGTCGTTATTTATGTCTTGTAGTGCGCTGTCTGCCTCAAATACACCAGCGTCTTGGTCTGCTTGTAGGGAAAAGCCTTCAAGTCCTGTTCGGTTAGCGACGAGTGATTGATAGTCCCTAGTAGAGCCTACTGATGCTGCCTCTCGTTGGTTTGTAGTGTCAGCTAGTCCCTGTGCAAACGAATCTGTCTGAGCTTCTAATGCTCCGCCAAGTCCAGCCATCGCTGTACCTGTCTGTGGGTTAGTAACTTGCACTTCCGCTTGAGGTGCTAGTGATTCAGATGTGATTGTGTTGTCTGCCTTTGCTCGTGCAGCGGCAATACGCCCAGCAGCAGCCTGTCCTTCAGAGGTGATGGTGTTGTCTGCTCGTATTGAGTTTATACGGTCTGCTGTTTGTGTGGCAGTTTCTTCTCCAGCACTTGTTTTTATTTTCCTTTCAGGGTTCATATTTTTATAATTATACCACGCTAGTTGCCTTTGCTATGAACGGCGTTAGACAGTTCTAGGTAGTTTACCGCTGGAGTAAAGCCGCGCAGTTCTACTTTAATAGCAATCCAAGGTGCTGATAATGAGTCAATTCCTGCTTTGATTTTTTCCTTTACTTTGTTGTCTAAGTTATACGCTCCTACTTTCCTAAAGGTGGTGCGGTATAGCTCGCATGATTCGTTGATTGTGCCGATACTTTCATCTAGCTTAATAGACACAGTTGCGCCACTGACAGTCTTTTCAATCACGTGTGCTGTGCGTCCCCGGCCATACCCATCAATAAAGGCAATCTCGTCCCCGTCTTCTATATCCTGCCATAGGGTGAAGTCATCTATTGAGTTGACGGTGGACTCGTCCAGCCATACCCCTGTGAGGCTCCGTGTGGGTTCCTCGTACTCTGTTTGTACTTTCATGACTACTAGCTCGTTCTCTACGTTTAGACCGTCTACAAAGGCGTACAGCTCTTTCCATGATTGGTCGATGTTATCACTGGTAGTCCGTTGAGTGGTGAATGAACCGATGTTGTAGCTGTCTGCAAATGAGTAGAGACAATAGATTCCTGTACCGTCTACATCATCTATTCGGCTTCCCCAAATAACCTCTGATTCAAAGTTTGGGTGTGGTGTTTCTTCGGAGACAGTGGGGATGATTGCGCCTGAGGTTGACTCTAGGGTGCCGTTATCGCTGTTTTGGGCGTAGCGGAGTACATCTGAACCTCCAGGCGTGCCGCCTAGTTTAATATACCGCCCAGCTTGTAGTCCTTTTCTTGAGGTAGCTAGTTTTATTTGAGTTGGGGTTTCTACGGAGACATAGTAGCTAGTGCCGCTTGCTACACCTGTAAGAGCTAACACAGAACCAAATACTACCGCGTCACCTTGCTTTAGTTGGTGGGGATTGGTTGTTGTTAGGGTGTCACCTGAACGTGTTAATGATGCATCTGATATTACTCTATCAGTTGAGTTACTTGAACGATGGTAGAGTCCTACGCTGGGGTCAAATACCCACAAGCCTGATTTCATCTCTGGGATAAAACCAGTGTCGATTTCCCCGTCAATATTGAGGTAGATAGTATCGCCGATGGTACACATACCACGGTTAAAGACCTTCCCGTTGAGTAGTAGACCGCTAGAGCCCTGCCACTTAGCGTGAGGATTGTGGTAGACAGGGAGTGCGGCTAGCTCGACAAAGGTTGTGCCACTTACTACTCCCAGCTGTCCTTCTGAGGTGATTGCTGCCACGGTGGACTTATATTCTGTCATTGAGAACACCCAAGATGCACCTATCTCACACTCGTAGTTTGCATCTGTACCATCACCATCCCAAACGAATATCCGCGCGTTCCCACCGTTCAAGTTTTTTACTGCTACATAAATAAATGTACCAACCACTCGAATAGATGTTACTTGAAACTGAGAAGGTAATGTTAAGGTAGTGCCTGCTACAAAACCTGCGGTAAAAAGTTTTTACCTGATTACCATTTCCGACATGCAATAAAGATTGTCTTACTGCCATTGGGTGAGGTACACCTGTCGTAAGACTACCACCTTCATCTACCCAGTCACTAGGGAAATCCTCCCCGTTCCAAGTGTACAGTGCGGTATTTGTTGAAATAACATATAACCCGTTGAATATAACTGCGTCACTAGAAAGAGAGACGGCTGGTGTCCATGTTAGCTGTGTTATGTTGTATGAAGGAGCGTTGAATGTGTAAATTTCGTCATCAGTAAGCGCCACATACTTACCGTCAAAGTAGTTTATTGCGATGGGGTAGCCAAAGTCGTTGTCGTTACGGCTTCCTGCAACAGACACTGCCTTTCTTGCCGTCATAGCCTTGCCCACCGTATCAAACGCCATGTTAGTAGAGTCACCCAACACTCCCAGCACATCGCCTGAGTTATCTTGTGTCCAAAGTTTGTTTGATGGTATTTTCATATTTAGGTGTTATCTGTTGCTGCAACCCACTTAGTGCCGTTGTACTTCAGTACCTGTCCGTTACTTGGTGAAGGGATGTCTACGTCTGTCAGTCCAGCAAGGGTAGCCAGCCCAGCAATACGCTTGATTGTCTCTTGGGTAATCGGTGGAACAGTAGCTGCTGATTCAAAAGACATCATGAAGTCAGTTAGTGTCTGCACTTGCTGTTTTAACTCTTGAATCTGTCGCTCTTGTGGTGTCATTGCCATATTACTTTTGTTCGTTAGTCCACGTTGTAGACGGTTTAGCTTCATTTGTCCAAACCTTGCTGTCCGCTTTTGCTTCCGTACCGTCAATAGTTGGCGCATTTTGAATATGTCCTACGTCCAGCGCTACATTGTTTGTCCCGACTAAACCATTAACTGTTGGTAAAGAATCTAAATGTGATACATCTGTCGTGGCACTTTGTGTGCCGTTTATAAGTATAGCGATACTGTTTTGGTCACGGGTCATTTGGTTAGTTGAGAACGTAGCAGTACGACTAGTAATTGGTGTTAAGCCAGAGTAATTGCCAGTTGCTACGCCTATAGTAACTCCAGTTCCGCTACTACCACCACTCTGTTCGCCGACATCTGCCCTTTCAGTTAGTGTAGCTGAGGGGGTAATGCCATAACCGGACAATGTCTGCACTGAACCAATGGTAGCACTCGCCCCCATAAACATAACAACAACCAGGGAGTCATCTGTTAAAGGGGTCATACTTGATGCGTAAATGGGCGTGGTTGCTGTTCCTGTATTTTCAGATTCTATTTTAAAATCACTTGCCCTTATTCCTGTCGAGTCTCCGACGCCACTAATGCGGTGCATGGACATACCGACGTAGTCTGGCACACCATCAAAGCCAAGAGTATAGGCGGTTGCTGTTGTATCAGCTAACACTGCTATCTTATGAAAACATCCTACACCTTTAAATGAGTCACCTGTTCGATGCAATACGTTAAACCCTGCCACCGTTCCCATTGTTAAGGTTTGACCCAACTTCGTAATACCCCGCAAAAAACACAACAAATCACCCACTTGAATACCAGATGGTGCAGTAATTGTCTGGCTGTTTGCAACCTGGGTGGATGATTCAACAACAGGGGAATGCCATACTAGATAGAAAAGATACCGTTAGTGTTTATGGTAGCTAGTAAGTGTGCCGCCAATTGGGAAAAAAGGTAGTTTGTGTTCCACCGAGTAGCAACTCGTTGTATGTGAGCATTTCAGAAGTGGTAGTTGTTCCTGTGTCAATATAGAACCCTACTGCATTTGTACCCGCTGGTACGGTAATTACTCCTGTCACCAAGTCTGCAATGTCAAACTCTGTGCGGTTATCTGTGTTGTCTACTGTGATAGTAAAACTAGAAACAGTCAGGTCTGTCGTGCCACTAGCTCGATTAGAAAGTACGTCAGACAAGTACACTTCTGTGTCTGGGTTAGGTGTATATGATGGGTCAAAGAAGATTGCCTTGATGGTGACACTATCCATGTCATTCTTGGCAATTGCCTTGCCGAAAGTGTTGTATTTTACGTTTGCCATATGTTATCGGTTATTTTCTATATTGTAATTAAGTGCTGGTCGGACGTCTCTGTTTCTACGGTTGTAAGCTTCTTTTATCTCTCGCTCCAGCTTCATGAGTTGCTGCACGATGCGGTTGTGACTGTCTAGTCCGTTCCGCCTAGCGTAGTCCTCGGCTGGTACTAAGTAGAAGTACGGGTGGTGGATACCGTAGAAGCCGGGAGTCTTATTTGTGTCTGTGTGTGTAAAGTAACTAGCTTCACGGTTTATTGATACCTTTAAGCCGTCTGTGACGTCCTGTGAGGGCGTACGGTCGAGCTTAACGATGTTTGCTGTCGTATCGTATGCACTTGCCGTTCCCACCTCATTAAGGCCGTTGTAGAAGCTCCTGTGGCCTTTCTCGGTATCAGGGTCTACTGGGTCAAGTGGTGCGTATTGTCCGTTGTTAAGCACGTATACTTTGTAGATGTCGAGTAGTACGTTGCCTGTTTCGTCAGCGTCAAAGGTGTAGTTCCGTTGCCCTGCTTTTAAGTCAGTAATGATTGTGTCTAAGTCTCCATGATTTGCATCACTTAGCTTCCATTTACCATCGGACGGAAAGGCAAGGCGCATGTATGCGTCAAATGCTAGATTTACATCGGCAGTAAATTCCTTTAATCGGTTTACATTGCCTGATACGTCGCCACGGCTCGCACCAATTTCACGCTCATACATTTGTACGAGTCCTCTGAGGTTTGTTGTATCGTTGAAGTTTAGGGACATATTGTGTTTATTTACGAGGGGATTTTAGGGCAAGACCTGGTGGGAAATCTTACCCTAAAACCCCACCATAAAGGTGAGGTGGTAGGTTAGTCTGCTGGTGTTACGGTGATGTCGATTGTCAGTGCTAGACGTGGTGTCCAAGCTTTGAAGCCGATGTAACCGTAAGTTACAACTTCCATACCAGTTTTGCCTGATACCATCTTTTCATCTGTTTTGATTCCACTTGGCATTGCCATTGTAGAAACTCCCTTTACTCCTGCTACTCGGTGTCCATCATTTGTCCATGTGGCTGTACCTGAAGTTGCGTCGGTGAAGGTTCCTGCTCGTACTACGTAGATGTCTACGCCCATCCATTGTGAAACTCGTCCGTTATTCAACACTGCGTCTGCGTTGTTGAATCCGTTAGTTGCTCCAGCGTCGATGATTCCAACCATGTCTGTGTTCTCTACTACAACGTACATGTTACCGAAGTATCCTTCTGAGTACCCTGATAGCTGTGAAACGATGTTTGCAAAGATGCTATTTACGTTTGCTGTAGCGAATCCACCTGCTGGTGTTGCTAGTGTTCCTGTACCTGCTTCACATAGTGAGTTCAATACATATTCGTCAATCTTCTTAGCTACGTTGAAAGCCATTTGCTCTGTTCGGGCTGCGAATAGGTCGAATGATGTTAGCAACTCTTGGAAGTCCATGATGTGCTCTCCAACGATGAATTCGTCAGTTACGTCTAGGGCTTCGTCTGTGGTTGTGAAGTCTGCTGGTGTGTATGTACCAGTTAGGGCTTGTACCGTTACAGTTGGTGTTGAACTGTATGGTGACTGGATTCGTTTGTTGTTTGAACGGTCTACTGAGGTAATCTTTTCAGATACCATTGCTCCTCGGAGAAGAGTGTCTAGGGTATTTGAACGATATTTGTCTCGATAAACTCTGTCGGCTACTGTATTTGCCATGATAATTTGGGATTATTTTAATGTAATCCCACCAGTGGCTACCGGTTCTTGATTCTGAGGATTGCGAGCCGTGCCATATCTTCTTCCTTGTCTGGCATGACTCCCTTGCGAGCGTCTGCCATTAGTCGGTCATCTGATACTTGTGAGCTTCCGCGGCGGGTTGCGCCGGTGTTCACTGCTTGGGCTGATTTACGTTCCTCGTTCTTTTCAGATAGGGTAGCTTTTAGAATTGACGCGCCGAGAGCTTCTTTCACGCTGATACCTTTGTATTTTGCGTACTCCAACACTTCGTCAATGTCTTCGTCTGCGATGTCTGCCTTACTAAGTGCAATGATGTCTAGTGTAGACAGGTTGCCTGTTTGAGCTTCTTTCTTCTTCTCTGCGGGCTTGTTTTCTTTCAATGCTGCTTCTGCCTTTTTAGCACGTGCGTATAGTTGCTTTTCTCGCTCCGTATAGTCAGGCTTGTCTTCTTCTGTAGATTTGTCTTCTTGGTCTACAGTCTCGGTGGTTGAGTCGAGTTCCTCTGATTCATCAGTTTGTGAGTCGATGTTCTCTAATTCTTCGTTTTCCATATTTATGAGTTATGTCTCTATTAAGAGTAATTATACCACGTTTATTACTGGTACAACTACTTGCTGCTGTCCTGGGCAATCCGCTTCTGTGTTTCTTCGATAGTTTCTTTCGCGTCGCCAGCTAGTTTAGACAATACGACTAGAGCGCCATTAATGTGACCAATCATCATCTGTCGGGCTTCGATGAGTGTCTCACGCTTTTCTTTCGGTACGTTGGTAAGGTCTAGTTCAGTCCACATGTCACGCCCCATTCCTAGAGGGTCACTCGGTGAAATCTCGTAGAGGAATAGTTTTCGTAGTGTCTTGAGTCCTTCTTTGTTTCCAGCGAAGGTGGCGTTTAACCAGGCTAGTTCTGTATCGTTGATTCGTTTATCATCCATACTATTTCTTTTTAGTTACTCGCTTTTTAATCGTTTCAAGTTCCTGTTCTTCGGGGTCTTGTAGTTCTACTGGTTCGTCTTCTAAATCTAGTCCGTACTTTGCAAAAAGAGCTGCTTTCTTTTGTGTGTACTTCACTGGGTTCTGGGCTTTGTATCGCATGAGTGATTCAAGGATTTCTTCTTTGCTCATTGGTACTGCACCTTGCATCGCTTGCTCTGGTGACGGCACGAATCGCTTTCGTTCTATGTTGTTTGACATAAGTCGTTTAATTAGTTGTTTAATCATAATGTTCCACCCCACCGTTTTATTGATTAAGTTGAGGTGTTTCTTCTGGTGCTAGGTCTTCTGGGTTCATTGCTGCGGCTGGTTGCACTGGAGCGGCTTGTAGTTGAGTTAGTTCCATTGGTGAGAACGTCCCTGTTTCTTCAAGAATCTTAGAGAGTACCATTCGAGCGTTCTGTGTATCTCCCATACTTGCTAGGTTAGCGAGGACGGTTGTGAGAGTCGTTAGGTTGGCTAGTTTATTAGACTGCTCGTTTGTTACCTGTACTTCTACGTCCCACTCAAAGTCTTTGAATACTTCTTTCCATGTCTTATTTGTCATTTCCGATGGTTTGTAGTATCGAGTGTTGCCTAGAGCTTGCATTTCCTTTTGTAGTCCCAGCCTTGTGTGCCTTCTACGTCTGGAGCTTCGGGAAATGGAGTATTGCCGTTGATTGGTGATTTCAAATACGCGAGCATTTCTTTCTTGACTCGTTCGTTCTCAATCTTCTTGGCTTTGTTCGGTAGGTAGATAGCGTCAATCTCTCGTACGCCGACGTCATCTAGTACCGCTACAATCTCATCTTTAGTGTTTAGTTGTTTCTTGATGAATGGGATAACAAACTCTCGCCAGATTTCCTCTAGGGCTAGCCCTTTGTTCTCGGTCATTAGTTCAAACAGTGAGTGAGCTTCTTGCTGGAGAGCTTCTACTTGCCTTGCTGCGGTGCTGGATGGCATTGTGTTGCCCTTTAGAGCGTCTGGTGATGATGTTTGTTCGCCACCGTTCATCTTCCATGAGGTTGCACTGTTTTGTAGTGAGGCAATGTCGTGGGAGGTATTCGCTAGTTGAGTGAGAGGTTGATTCTGTTCGTGATAGAGAATAGAGCCTGTGTCGAGGTTGTGAGCGTTCTTGCCTTGGTAGCTTGGGTCTGATGTTTGGAAAATGAGCTTTGATGCTAGGTCGAGCTGGTCTTTAATGGCCTTCTCGTTGTGGTTCACCATCCATTGTGCCTCGAATAGGTGCTCAACAGCTCCGATAGATTGGACACGTCCTTCTTCTTTTACTAAGTGAGTGATGTGGTATGGGTTCTTTTCTTGTCCTGAGTATAGTGTGTAGTCTAGATATTCTTTCTTGCCGTCCTTCCCGTCACCTTCATGTACAAACGATAGGATGTGTACTTGCTGAGTGAATACCTTTTCATCTGACTCTTTGTCAGTGATGAGAGCCTTTGAAAACTCCCCGTGTAGTTCGTACACTTCGATGTAGTCTGCTTTATTATCTTTGTTCTGCTTACCAAGTGACTCACGTGAGGTGAGAGCTTGAGTGATGAGGGCTTCAACTTCGTCTTGGTCGAGTAGTGGGTGCTTACGTAGTTGCGCTGGAGTGTAGTAGTGCTTCTCGATGATTGGATTACCGTAGAAGTCGATAGAATCCACAATAAGGCGATTCCAAGGGACGATAGTTGCTACTAGTTTGCCATCTTGCTCTACAAACTTAGATACAGCTGAGCCGTAGCGAGCTAGAGTCCTTCCCCAGTCATTAAGCCAGACACCAATACCAGCCTTACGCATCCATTCCTTAGACTTTACGTCTGCTAGTAGTGCTGTGGTGTGTTGCGCTTGCTTGGTTGCTTTGATGCGGATGTTCGCTCGGTCAATGTCTGTCGCTCGATACCAGATGTTTGATGCAGCAGTCACGATGTTAAAGAACGGCTTGTCTCGCCCTAGTGAATCTTTATCGCCTGAGATGTGCTTACTAAACAAGTACGCTTCGATGCGGTTGATGTTGTCTCTTACTGAGAATGAAACATGCTCGCTGATATTTGTATCACCGGAGATGTAGTCTTGTTCTTGTTTTCGTACTATTTCGTGTGGGGTTTGCATGGGTTATAAATTGTCCACCAATTTACATTAAATATGTTTGGCTTTATTATATCACGATTACTTGGCGCTGTTCATGTCTGAGAAAGCGCCGCCTTGCAGGAACTGACTAGCTGTCTTTGCTGCTCGTTCCACTTGTGCCTCTGTGTTCTGGGGTGAAATCTTTTCTGTGATAACAAAATACATTCTCATAATCCAGCAATCAGAATCATCGGGTGAGCGTCCGATAACATCTTTTACCTTTTCCTTTGGAGTGGCAAAGCGTTTACCATCACCCTTTGATTCGTCCTGGTAGCAGGGTAGTTCCTCTAGCGTGGCTTCTTTTCTTTCACCATCTACCTTTGATGAAATCTTATGGTTGTTTACTAAGTCAGCTAGGGTAAAGACACACTGTGAGCGCAGGTTCTTGTAGTCTGTAGTCAGGCTGGCGGTGCTGTTGTAGTGGACGTTCGGTAGTCGCACGATGTCCATGTCTGTCTTAATGGCTGAGAACGATGACTTATAGCCGATAATACCGTCAAGCAGTGGGTCGTGGGGTAAGTGTTCTCCTACTCCAACAGCGTCTACTAAGATGTGAGAGAACGGGATGCGTTCCTCTTTGGCTTTGTCTCGTATCTCATTCTTTACTGATGAAGCGTTTAGTCTGTCGTACCGTGAACGCTTGTATTCTAGTAGTCCTTTCCAGTACGAAAAGATAATAGCGTCGGAACCGTCACCGGCTACGTCCACAATCAAATACTTTTCATTTGATTCGTCTACCGTGTTGCTGAACACATCTACTAGGGCTGAGTAGTTGAACAGCGCCCCAGTGTCGTCTACGTGTTCTGCTAGTACCTCCTGTCGATACGATGAACGGTTGCCTTCGTACTCTTTCTCCATGTCGTCAATCTCTAAGCTAGAGATGAACGGATTGTCTCTTGATGTAAAGTGAAACGATGCAGCGTCTTTGCGGTCTGTAAACTCTTTCTCTAATCGTCTCAGGTTCGGGTTTTCTTTCTTTGGTGTACCGATGAAGTTAGCACTACCTCGTGTGTCTAAAAAGAGTGGGCGGAAGATGTCACTCCAGGCAGCAAAAAAAGCCTTTGAACGTGTCTGTTTCGTCAAAGGTGATGTGAACCACGTCAGTCAGTCCACGGTAGTTCTCTTTGTTCTCGTACCCTCCCACCATGATAGTTGATGTCGTACCATCCTCGTTTGGTACTTCCATCTGGAGCTTCTGTTCGTTCGATGAGCCGATACCGTGCAGTCGGTTCTTTAACGCTGCCCAAACAATTTCTCTGGCTTGTATCTGCGTTGGAGCGATGTAGATGACTTTGCGCCCTGTAGCAAACTCTGTCTTTGATAAGCGTAGGTTGCTGGCCTTGGTCATAGCTTTGTAGCAGATGTTCTCCACTTCCATAGCTGTCTTGCCGCCCTTCCTTCCAGCTCGAATAGTCTTGAAGCGGGCAGGGTGTGAGACTATTTCCTTTTGTTTATCGTGGAGTTGCATCTATTTCTTAAAAGAGTTATCAAAGATAATCTGCAGAGCGTCACCTTCTGCACCTGTAATCTCGGTGCGTTGTGTTGCTTTTCCAAATAATTGCTCCCAACAGAACTTAATCATGTCCTTGTCAGGTTTGATGTCTTTCTCGCTGTCTCCAAAGGCTAACATTTTAGCGTTCATGATAAGCTCATCTCTTTCGTCACCGTTAAAAAAGTCAGTAACTCTTAGTTTATTCTTCGTTCCCTTTGGTCTTCCAGCAGGGTTGTTAGTTTTGTTCTTAATAGTGTTCGCCATAGTGTATGTCTTATGTCAACATTGTACCATGCTTTAGTGTCCCCTTACCTGAATCGAACAGGTGCGTTGTAGTGAGTGGGTGTATTGGTATGACTCAATACAGTTAGTCAGAAAAGATAATAAGAAATATCTCACTACTAGGTGCTTACCATAAAGGGGTTTGTGGGCTGGGGAGGACGGCGTATCTCCATCGTAATATATATTTACATATACATTCCGCAGTAGAGCCGATTTTCTGCATTTCCAGCCTGGATAAAGCCACTTTTTTTTACACTTTGGCGGAGGTGTAAGTAAATACTAACTTCACGTTGTGTACATTTATACTCATAGCTGGCTTTCAAGTAACGATGGATAACCCATGGTCGTGCGCTCTTGAACGGAGCTTGCGCTCACCAGCTCTTGTATTGTAACACGTACTACTTTGTTTGGCTATATGTTACTTTTGTGCCTGGAAATGACTATTAAAGTCACTTCTAGTCACAATTGTGTCATATCTATTCCTTACCGTATAAGGGCTTTACTACGTTCTCTAGGATGTCGGTCAGTGCTGCTAGGTAAGTTCTGTCGTGGTCTGCTAACTCACATCCTTCAAACACTTTCTTTAATTCAGCTATCCCCTCCACTAGGCTTGTGTATGCTTGGTTGCGGTCTTCTTCTAAAGCTTGGTTGACGCTTGCAATAGCTATTTTTCTCCAGTCTTCAGGCGTTAGCTGTTCTTTAGACGGTAATGATGTTGTTTTCATACGCTATTCTTTATCTGGTAGTGGGGTTAGGGCTTTTTGTATTGCTCTAGCCATAACTGGCTCCATCCTAGAACAGCACACTTGTCTAGCGTTTTCAGATATCTGGTCTTTTCGTGCGTATTCTTTAGTGTTGTTTTTTGCTCGTTCGTACAATCTTGTTGCGTCACGGTATGTTTCTGTAATTATTTTGGATGCTGTATGTCCAGCA